AATGATGTAGCAGAATATGGCACCACTAAATCATCTGCAGGTACAAATTTAGAAACGGCTCTACCTAATAAATCATCGTAGTAAACTTTTTTAAATGCTGATCCACTTAGCGGTAGGTAGAACAGCATTTGATCAAACTCAGGTTCATATTCTTTCATCTTGTACATGAGTTGATAATTCATAAATTCTTGAACACGTTGTGATTGTTCTTCACGTTGTGTAGTTATGGCACCAATAATTCTAGTTCTAACTGGGCCATCAGCTGGTAATAATTCTTTGTATGCTTGTGCTTGAAATTGTGTAACTGCTTCTGCAAGTACAGGGTGGGTTACTCCCGATGCACCTTTGAAAGGTTCACTTCTATTGTTATATTTAAATCCTAAAAGATCTAAACCTTCAATATAAGATTTTTCCCAATCTTGTCTTGATGCTCTATAATCTGAATATTGTTTATTTAATTCTGATCCTAACGGTTGTAAAACTTCTTCTGGTAAAATTTCTGCAAGATTATCAAAGTGATCTTTTGAATTTGGTTGATTAACAGAACCTGGTTCAAAATTTACTTCGGCTCCACCATCTTCTTTTTCAGTGACAGAAACTTCTCCAGGATTAGGAATTGATTCTTGTTCTTGTACAACCTCTACAGCTGCTTCCTCTGGTTTCTCTATTTCAATAGTTTTGGTTACTTCGTTTGGAAGTGCTTTGTCTATTTCTGCCATTAATTTTCTCCAATCTTACAGTTTTAACTTGTTTTAGTGGAACATTCAACCCTTGTGGTGTTGGCCCTGATTTGGGTGGTACCGTTTTTGTTAATTTTTTAACCATCAATAATAAATATGTTTTGACGAAGGTAAAGCACTATCTTCATAATCTTCAGGGTGATTTATCAGACCCCCTTCCCTAAATCGTTTGACAGCTTGTGTTGTACTATCTACCAAATCATCATTTTCACCAAAAGGGAAAGCTGCGCATTCTTCGATAACTTCTTGAGCCCATTCTTCTCTTTTTGGAGCCCAGATACAACCGCTCTCAAAAAGGGGTGCAACTGAGTTTACTCTCGCATGTTTATCATTTCCTTTGCTTGGTGTAAAGGTAACAACTGGTATTCCCATCCTTCTAAGTTCAAAAGTCAGGGGTAATCCTGATGCTTTTGATTCTACTATAACGGTCTCTGGAGACCAATATTTATATTGTTCTAATGCTAATCTACGTAGTTCTGGAAACTCATATCGACCTTTTACACTATCTACTAATATTAATTGTTTACCTTTATCTTCTAAAGTAAACACACCCCATGTTGTTATTGCACTATAATCAGCAGTCTCTTTTTTTAAGAAAGCTGTATCATATGATTGTATAACATGTTCTAGAGGTGGTAGGCTATCGCTCTCCCAATCTTTCCACCATTCACGTTTTAATATTGCACCTTCTTCTGATGTAGGGTTTTGCATCCATTGTGCATTCCATTTTTTTAAACTTAATGATGATTTAACTTTATCTAACTCTTCTTTCTTCCAATAACCTGGCCACAGAGCACGACCCGATGGCATGATTGCAGGGAACTCTATTACCTCCCATTTGTCAGAATTTTTATTAGATTGTGCTTTTAATAGTTCTCCAGTCAAATCATTTTTAGACCAACGTGTCATAACCACGATTATCGAACCACCTGGTTGTAAACGTTGTCGGGGGCCTGATGTATACCACTCGTATGCACGTTCAAAAGAATCTTTAGATAGAACAGTTTGCTCTGAGTGTGGGTCATCAATAATTAATAAATCTGCACCACGACCTGTAATCGCACCACCTACACCAGCAGCATAATATTCACCGCCCTGTGCTGTCTGCCATTTACCAGCGGCCTTTGAATCTTCTTGTAGTCTTGTTTGAAATATTTCATTGTACTCAGGTGAATCAATAACGTTCTTTGCTTTTCTACCAAATAAGATAGCGAGTTCAGAAGTGTGGGTCGTTTGTATAATTTTTAATTTTGGATTCACACCAACCATGAATGCAGGAAGATATACAGATGCAAATTCAGACTTTGTATGTCTAGGTGGCATATTAATAATTAATCTTTTTAATTTGCCTTCTGCTATTTCATTAAATTTTTTTGCAACTTCTTTATGGTGGTAGCCTTCAATAAAATCAGGCCAAACATGTTTTACAAAAGATAGAAAATTTTTTTGACACTTTTCTACTTTTAATTTTTCTTGCCACTGTAATAATGTTTTTTGAAACTCTTTTTTAACAGGGTCTGGTAATTTATCAAATTTCTCTATGTCTATTGTCATATGGAACCAAAAAGTTTTTCCCCTGTGTTTATAACTAAAACTTACACTATATACAGAATATTAGGATCCCTTTTGTAGTATGTATAATTTATATTTTAAAAAAGTTCAATTTTTAAAATCGTGTTGGTACCTCTATTGTTTTTATTTATGTTGGTGGGGTGAGGGGGCGTGCGCTAGCCCCGCCCTCCACCCAGTATCTGGGAGCTATGCAGTTTGTGCATGTAGTAAATATGCAACACTTTTAAAAAACCCATTATGGACACATTAGTTAAAATAGTTGTTGAATATAGATTTAGTTGTGGTATAGTACCATACTAAGAAAGGAGGAAATATATATGGAAAAACTTTATGTAGTTATAGTCGCTGATAAAAGACACATCGGTCGACCTATGACAAGCGTGTTCGAACACAAATGTTTTGAACATGAATCAACTGCAAATGCTATTGCTGATGCGTTGAATAAAGAGTCGGACGACAAAGACAAACATTATTCAGTTACGTCTATTGAAGTACCGAGTCATTTGATTGCAATGCAATCATAACAAAAAACAGCGGGGGTGAAAGTCCCCCGCAGAAAGGACGAGCATGGGTTTGAAGTTAGAAAAGAACAACTTTGTTGTTACTTTGAAGACTCAAGAAGAGATTGTGGAATATTTTGATCGACATATCTCTACTGAAAAGAGTCTGCTTTGGTTAGGCTTCTTCATCGCGGTAAATCATATATCGCATAGAATTGAAGCTGACGGTCTTGAGATTGCCAAGAAGCCGAAGCAATAATACTAACGAATTCACGGGGGTGAAACTCCCCCGTAGAAAGGAGAAAGAAGATGCCACGAGAAAAAAGGTACCAGTTGGTTCTAAACTTCAAGACTAGAGAAGATCTTGAAGAGTGGGCAAAGGGTACAACTAAGCGGCCTTATGCAATAGCAGAACGTGATGCTTTGCATGAGCACTGTGAAAAAGGTGTCTTCATGACTAAAAAGTTCAACGTAAAGTCCTTTTTAGATGAAGATAGACCTTTAGAAAAAGATCTGCATCCGTTAGCCCAAGGCTTACGAATTAGTAGATCAGATTAGCAAGACGCGCGGGTCTTGTCCGACCAGTGGAGGCGATGTAAAAGTCGCCTCCATTTTTTTTGTTATTTTTTTATTTATGTGGGTGGGGGCGGGACACGGGCTTCCCCACCCTCCTCACGCACCTGTGATATTTTTGCAACACCATATGTTGTGTGTGTGGTAAAATTACAACACAATATGTAGTGGCAATAATGTTGACCTATATCAACATATAGTGGTCGGGGGTACGGGGTACACACAAGATGTAGTTATGCAATTTCGGAATGTAGTAGAAATGCAACAGTAAATTATTTTGTTAAATAGTGCATTTTTTTCTTTTTTATTTCGTTAAATAATATATACATGAGTTGCCTATTTTGTAGGTTCTAGAAAGATATATTATGGAAAATAAACATAAAAATATAAATGACTTGAGCGCGTTTGATTATGAAGTTGTGCCTATGCCATTGGAAGTTAAAGACCCAATGAACCCAGGTGAATTTTGTAATAATGCGATGCACAAGCAAGTTCTAGTAAGAAAAGGCTCAGAGGGCGTAGCATCAACCATAGTTGGTGTTCACTCTGAAAAATATAAACCGCAATCAACTTTTCAAATTTTAGAAAATTATAATGCGGTTTTAAATGATAACATTGATTGTTCAGATGTTACCGTTACGGATAAAGTTTTAGATGGCGGTAGAAAAGCTAGAAGGTCAATTGTTTTCAATAACTATCAATTCGAAGTTACAGAGGGTGAAAAGATTGCTCTTAAACTTGATCTGTTTAATTCGTTTGATGGTTCATGGCCGTGGTTCTCAGCCTTTGGCGCGTTAAACTTTGTATGTATGAATGGATTAGTAAGTGGTCAGTTTGCAATGGTCATTTCTAAAAAGCATACTACAGGTTTTGCTATTTCTTCAGAGATTGCAAAAATTAAAAACGCGGCAACAATGTTTAATAGTGATATCGAGAAGTTTAAAAAATGGACTCGAAAAAAAGTTTCATGGGTTCAAGTTGAAGATGTCATTAAAAAAACTTTGGCGTTGAAACCTAAATCATTTAAGCAAAAAGCGCTTAATGAGCCACAGACACACAGCGAACCTGTACTTGAATATGTAATGCGAGAATCTGCTAGACTATGTGGCAATGGTCATTACAAATCAAAGAAGGAACCTTCAGTTTGGGATGTGTACAACGCGGCGACGCATTGGTCTACACACAACCAAGAGTTGAGGTTGAAAAAAGTTGACCCTACTTCGAGAAAATCGGCTCTCGATTGGGAAATGGGCAGTATCAGAAAAACAGCGTCTGCTCATAATGTGAACCGAGACCGAGAACTGAAAGTTGCTCAAATGCTGATTAGTCAGCCGTGGCAACAGATGGTAGCGTAAACCAACAAGAACCTGCAAATAGGCACGCTACCAAAAAGCCCTGGATTTCCAGGGCTTTTTATTTTTAAAAAATAATATGGGTGGGGGTAGGCCACGGGCTCCCCTCCCCAACTCTAGACCCTGCAGTATGTCAAGAAAAAAATTTAAAAAAATTTTATACACGCCACATTATTGCCATGATTGTATGGTTTTCTACCACACTGAGAAAGGAAAATAAATAAGGTTAAATTATATGGGAACAAGAGCGGTATATACCTTCTTAGATGATAGAGGTACGCACCATGTTTATAAACATTGGGACGGCTATCCAGAAGGAGCGTTACAATTCATCTCTTTCGCAAAGGATAAGGCTTGGCCATTACCGAGGTTCGAGGCTGATGAGTTTGCTACTGCGTTTATTTCAGCAAACAAGGAGGCATCTGGTGATCTTCGGTTGACAGAACACTGGAACAAGCATGGCGATCTTGAATATAGATACGAGGTTCGTTGTCGGTCAAACGACAAAGACCTGCACGTAATAATATATCAAGTAGGTTATGGTTCGGAAAACAGTAAGGTAATGGATCAAGGTTACCTTTGTGATTTGATGAAGAAGTACGTTAAGAAGAGAGCATAAACTAAACAGTGGGGCGATGACAGTCGCCCCCTGATCAGGGAAGGACTGACATGGATAGAGGCACAACGATAAGCAGAAACTCTATCTGAGAATG